CCCTGACCAGGTTTCATCTCATACGCCATGTATATATCTCCTCAAGGTTGTAAGTCTGATTCTTTGATTGCAGACAAGTATTCGTCAGCCTGCATCAGAGCTATCTTCTGAGCTGCCAGGGCCTCTGCAATCTGTGCCACGGTAAATCCTCTGCGTAGCAATTGCAACACAAAGTCACGCAAGATATCTTCCATCGTCATGCATCTCCTCCAAGTAAAATCAAAAACCTGTGCCATGAAAATATGGGGAAAATTTGAGGGGGTCACCCCCGTACATACGTCTTGGGTGGGGGGGAGCATGGGTGCCTCTGCCGGGCCAGGCTGAATCGCATTGCCCACCCCTCCCACCGGTGTCCAAACGCATAGGAACGTATGCCTTTGTACGGAATCGCATAGCAGGCTCTAGGAGGCTTTGCGCTACCCTGGGTATGCAAGGGTAGCCACTCACATCTACGGAGCCAACCACGGGTCTGTATTCGCGTCCTAGAGGCATCAGAATCCTGTAGCCTCCCCTGCTAATTGCTCGCAGACCTCAGACAACCGTAGGCAGACCGGCATGGTTTGGCAGGCATCGATGAACTTCTGGCGGCCAACCCCAACCTCGCACATGATCGCAGCGCAACGCAGGTCAACCTCATCGATCCGTGTTGTCCTAACATTAGAAAACCTATGTTTACTTATATCTTCATAAATACTTAATACCTCTTCATAACCTATGTTTTTCTGTGTTTGGACAACACCTGTGTTGTCTATGATGTTGTCTATGAGAGCCTCTTCATTGACAACCTGTGTGTTGTCTATGTGAGGTGTCTTTGGTGTTGGTTTTGCCTTTAGTTTCCTAGCCATGATGTCTCCTATCTTCTCTGGTCTGTTGTAATGAAATCCGTCCCTACCTGCTAATCCTCCGAGCATCTCTCGCAGCCGCTTTCGGTTGGCTGCCATCTGCTCCTCTGTGAACTCAGGTTCCTGATCGGGTAAGTCTGGTGCTTTGTTGGCCTGTGATGGCTGGTTATTTCCCGGTCGGGTTACATCCTTTCCTTGCTGGGCCATCTCTTTGGTTTCCCTGCGCCTTGTCTCCGGTGGCCTGGTGTCTTCCTGGCCGCTGGTGATAGCTATCGCATCATTGGCCTTGATCTCTGGGTCATAGATCACCCTGGTCGTGTTGGCTCGCTCGCCTCTGAATCCCTTGCTCATCACCTCGATGTGGCCACGGTCTCGCAGCTGCTTCATGGCTCTCGCTACCTGCTGCTTGGATACCTGCAAGTGCTCCGCGATCCTTTGCTGGCCAACCCACGTTATCCCAGCCCGGTTGGCGTATGAGCACAAGAGCACCAAGACCTTGACCGAGAATCCATGCAGCTCGGTGTCCAGCGCAGCTCGCATCGGAACCACGGCAAACTTCCTCTGATCTGGCGGTGCCTGCTTCTCAATTATCTTGGGCCGCTTGGGCAGCTTGAACTCGATCACTTGCGCTGTGTTTGTTTGTGTTCCCATATCCTCATCATCTCTTCCCGTAACGCCATTCGGGCGGTTCGCCCTCTTTTCTCTTCCACAGCATCGAGGTAAGCCAAACGGGTCTTTTTGGTGCGATATCTCTTGAGTACCCACGCAGCCTCGCCGTGCAGGTAAAACTTTTCAGAATAATTCCCAACAGAGCCACCGTAAGACAGACTGACCATCCGACTATCAGGGTGCACACAGCCGCAAGACCGGCAGCGTAGCTCGTCACTCTCGTTGGTATGCGGAACATCCGTTGACCCTCCCGGTCGTTGGCTTATCAAAGAATCGACACCACAGAAACCATCCCCTGAAACTTACGTTCTTGCAGTCGGCACAGCTCGACCCTTCTGGTTCTCCACGCAGGTCGCGCATTGCCACCTTCTGTTCTTGCCCTGGTTCAATAGTTTCCATACCCCTCCCGCTGCTTGTCTTCGGTGCCTGCAATGCGAGCACCACCTGGTTCCCAACAGTTCTTCCTCACGCCTGGTAACGTGCTGGTATAGCTCGTTAGGCATTGAGATCCTCCCTCACGGCCTTACAGAACCAATCCAGAGGCACCACAGCTCTCCAGGGTTGCCCAGAGCGCCTAAAGATCACCACCGGCACAGGCGAGCCCACAGAGCCCTCAGAATCGATTTCTGAGCTGGTGGTAACCGAGAGCTCGACCTGGCGGCACCAATCCTCGATGGCCAGCCGTTCCTGGCGCTTGACCTCGATGCAGAATCGACCTATCTCAATGTCGTGGCCACCGTCCCTCGCCTGGCCAAGCTTGCGCTTGACCTCAAACCCCAGCTGCTCAGTCAGTATTGCAGCGAGCTCGCGCTCGCCTGTCGCACCCTTGTTACGCCTGCCCCTGCCGTTCATTGGATATCTGGCTGGTTGGCAATCAGGGCATCTAGCCGGTTGTCAACTTCCAGGTGTTGGGCCAGATGTTGCTCAATGAGCTCATGCAAGATAGCCGTGCGATCCTTGCCCAACTTCTTGCTGGCAGCCGCTAGCAGATGCCTGGCCTGTGGGCGCAGGCGAAAGTAGAAACCCGAAAACTCTGTTGTGGCCATATATCCCCTCCGGTTAAATACCGCAAGGATATACCTGTGGATATCTTTTTTGCAATAGGGGGTTGACAAGCAGATATCTCATGTGCTCCACTCTGGTCTGGGCGCAGATATCTGTGTCCGTCAACTACCAACCAGGAGATTGAAAATGTTCACACTTAACATCTACACAGCATCAACAGGCAACAAGCCCTTTGGCGATTATGTTTGCAGTATTTCTCAAAATACGCGCAAGCAATGCATGAAGATTGCCGCAAAAAAATACCCAAACCACGCCTGGGATTGGGACGATAACAACTATTTCCGAAATAAGAAATTTAATTTTGAATCTGGCACCACAATCAGCATCGACCTTATAAGCGCAATTTAATTAACCGGGGGCTTCGGCTCCCATCAACTACCCAGGAGGGAGATTGAAAATGACTGCCAACTACGTTGCCTACTACCGCGTCAGCACAGACAAGCAGGGCCAATCTGGCCTCGGCCTTGAGGCCCAGCAGGCAGCTGTTGCAAGCTACCGCGACAGCATCATCGCTGAGTTCACCGAGATTGAATCTGGCAAAGTCGATCAGCGCCCACAGTTGGCGCTTGCGCTTGAGCAATGCCGCAAGCACAACGCAGCCATTCTGATTGCCAAGATTGACCGCCTGTCGCGTGATGCAGCTTTCTTGCTTGCGTTGCGTAAAGCCGGTGTCGATATCGTGGCAGCAGATATGCCGCACGCAGGCACGCTGGAATTCGGTATCCGAGCTGTGGTCGCACAGCATGAGCGCGAGGAAATAGCTCGCCGTACCAAAGCAGCCCTGGCCGCAGCCAAGGCCCGTGGCGTGCGCCTGGGCTCACCCAACCCATCAGCTGGTGGTGCAGTCACCGCCCAGGCAGCTGATGATTACGCAGCCACCGTGGCACCGATTGTTCGCTCAATCGTGGCAAATATGGGTGCGGCATCCCTACGCGCAATCGCCAAGCAGCTCCAGGCCGAGAGCGTGCAGACCCCCCGCGGCGGTACCACCTGGTCACCATCGCAGGTATCCAACCTATTGCAGCGGCTAGCTGCTTAATCTGAGGAGAAAAGCAATGAGAAAAGTAAAGGAAGACCACTTCATCGACCCGCGTACCAACTTTGCACGCAGCTGGCGCGACAACCTGCCGGTGGAGCCGGCCCAGGATGATGACCCGCCCTGGCTCAAGGTGATCGCAGCCGTGTGCCTGGCGGCTGTGATCTTGACCGCAATGTTCGTTTGAGGAGCTCATCCTATGAGACAGAATGAGTGGATTCTTGAGGAGCTGCAACGCGGTGTTCACGTTACGCCCATCGGTGCGTTGGCCGGGTGCCAATGCTTTCGCCTGGCGGCCAGGATCGCAGAGCTGCGCGATATTGGCCACAACATTCACACCACCATGATTTACAGCAACGGCAAGCGGTACGCCAGCTATCGATTAATCAAATCAAAAGGAAAAAAGAAATGAAAGCTTACGGAAAAGTAACACCAGACGATCAGGCCAGCGCCTCGATGCTGCCGGCCATTCTGGGCATCTCTGCCTACTCCACCCCTAATGACAGCCTACAGACCTGCATTCGGGCCATTGACGGTCTTGAGCGCGAGAACATTACCAATGAATCGATGGAGTGGGGCAACGATCTAGAGGGCCGCATTTTGATCCGCGCAGCTGAAAGGCTAGGGCTCGACAACCTAGAGCTCGACCATGAGGCACCCTATCACCACAAGCTGCTCAAGCTTGCCTGCTCGCTCGATGGCACATCTGATGGCCGCGGCCTGGTGGTCGAGACCAATCCAGACCTGGGCATCTACGTCATGGGCCAACCCAGCATCAAGCTTGATGGCGTGGGCATCATGGAGGCCAAGCTCACCGCAGCTGACGTAGAAGACGCGCCACCGCTTTATCGCGGCCCGGTGCAGCTCCAGGCACAGATGGATTGCTTTGGGGCCAGCTGGGGGGCTGTGTGTACGCTCTACAAGGGAACCAAGATGCGGATATTCCTATTCGCCAGGCATGAGCCCACATTGGCCATGATCTCGCGTGCGGTAATCGAGTTTGAGGAAAAGCTGCAAAAGTATCGAGAGACCAAAGTTATTGATTGGTACCCGCCCAAGGATTCCGCTGATGCCAATCGGATGTTCCCGGTGGGCAACCAGGACGATGAAGTGGTCTACCTGGGCGAGGAAGAAGACTACTGGGCGCACAGCATTGTCGAGGCCAAGAAGAAAATCGAGGCAGCTGAGAAAGACATTGACGATGCCGAGAAAAAGCTCAAAGAAATTTTGGGCAAGAACACGCATGGCCAAACTAGCAAGCATGAGATCTACTGGCCCATGCGCCACTATGAGGCCCAGCCATCTCGGATCACGCCAGCCAAAGAAGCCCGTGTGGTGCGCCAGTCCACACTAAAAATCAAGGTGCGGAAATGAACCGAGGAGATCAAAAGCTTATGAACGCACGCCTGCAAGCAGCACTCAAGCTCCAGGCATTGTGTTTCGATGCTGCCAACCGAACACCAGGCAGCTTTATGAACAGAGACCGGGCGATGGATGTGGTGGACGCGCTCGTGACTGTGATGTTGACAACAATAGATACTTACGCAACCGAGGAGAAACAAAATGCAACTAGCAACAACAAGTAACCAGGGCTTTGCGCCCGTCACCCTCGATGAGGCCATGCGCTTTTCTGAGATGCTGGCCAAGTCACAGATGGTTCCCAAGGCTTACCAGGGCAAGCCAGAAGATGTACTGGTGGCCGTGCAATGGGGCCGCGAGCTGGGCCTGGCCCCGCTCCAGGCGTTGCAGAACATTGCCTGCATCAATGGTAAGCCCAGCGTTTACGGAGACGCAGCAATGGCGCTAGTGCAGGCCAGCCCGGTGTGCGAAAACATCGAGGAATACTTTGAGGGCGAGGGCAGCCCCAACCCGGTGGCCATTTGCGTAGCCAGGCGCAAGGGCCGCACGCCGGTCACAGTTAAGTTCTCGGTTGAGGATGCTAAGAGAGCTGGGCTCTGGGGCAAGGCTGGCCCCTGGCAGGCGTACCCCAAGCGCATGATGCAGATGAGAGCCCGTGGGTTTGCCCTGCGAGATGCCTTTCCAGATGTTTTAAAGGGTCTGGTTACCGTTGAAGAGGCGCAAGACTATCCGAGCCAGGGGGAGAAAGACATAACCCCGCCACGGCCCTCTAATCCTTTAGATGCTCTTGCTCCTCCCGCCACCAAAACACCATCTGAGGAGTTACAAACACAATCCGAATCGTTGGATCAGCCACCGGAAGAGATCGCGGAGCCGGTGGAGCTGTCCGAGGCCATCGAGACAACCGTTGCGTGGGATCTCCAGATTCCTGGTGGCGATCCGAGACCCTGCGAGAACGCCGATAGCTGGGTTGCAAGCTATCTAGAGCTCGTTGGTAAGGTCGCAAAAGCTGGTAAGGCATCAGCTCAAGCCAGGCTTGATGGACTACAGAAGTTGAGGAACTCTAACGCAGAGCCACTCAAGAAACTGTCAGTCGAGCAGCGCATGGAGCTCACCGCAGCTCTGGCTAAGTTTGTGACACCGCTCAAAGAGATGGCCGCAGCTGAGAAGAACTAAGCAACAAGGCCGGGGAGATAGACCGTCTTCCCGTCCTTCTTGGTTGCTGTTAGAACCTGGTTTTTCAGGTTCGCCGGGTCGTAACTCACATGAACCCACCCGCTATCAGGCACCCCAGGCGTGTAGAACTCTAGAATGACCTGGGTGAACTTGTAGGTATCAACAATGTGCGCGGCCAGGTCTGCGTTGGCCACGCCTGGTATCTCGATGTCGGCGGCCTGCCCTTTGCAATGATCCGAGGTCTTGGAGCCGCCCACCTTGGCGTTGACTTCGGGGTGCCTAAAGCCTGAGTTGACCTTGACACCCTTGCCGTAGTGCTCGCGTACCGGCTGGAGTATCTTCTCGCACAGCAGGCGCAGAGACGCAATCTCTGCCTCGCCCGGCGTGTTGTCCATGTCGTGGCGCAGAGCGGTCTCGCTCTTAACCATCTCAGACAGCGTAAAGTTGGCCGTCAGGTTCATTTCTTTTTCTCCAGGATGTCATCAAGCTGCTGGGATTTTTCCTTACTTCCAGCACTCGATCCAAAGTAGTAGCCCAGCACCATCGTGACCGCGCTGGTTAGTGCGCCCAGGACATAGATCAGAATGTCCTTGGAGTTAGCGTCAACGTCTACAAAAATAATGACCGCAAACAAAATGAACGTGAGCCCCACGGTGCCGAGCGCCAAAATGGGTGTAACAATTTTGTTAAGTATTGGAGCAGCTGCGCTGGTGGCAATCTCAATCTCGCGCTTGCGAGCTGAATCCATTTCCTTAACATGAGATTCAAGCTCCGCGAGCTGGCCCTTCTGTGCCATCTCCATCAGCTTGGCCTGGGCTTCTGCCTTTGCGCCTGGATCAGGCAGAACCTTGTCTAAAACCTTCTCTCCGATTGAGAGCAGAGCTGCTATTGGTAGCATCGTTATCCTTTCGTTGCGAGATATAAACCAATGTTGCTAAAGGCGTACCCGGCAAACACAATGGCCATCGCTAGATTGCCCTTGGTGCCCTGTTCAAATCCTATGTAGGCGTAGATACATCCTACAAAAATAATAAGCCACGGGCTCATACACGCTGGCCCCTGAAGTAGGCCACGCCATTGATCACCTCACAGAGCTCTGGTGGCAGCAGCTTGCCGTTTTCAAACGTGAGCACGCAGAACCCCGCACACCAGTTAACAGGGTTTTCTTCTACATACACAAATTGGTCTCCAGTAGGCTCCGCAAGGGTTCCCGTGTCTACGCCGTATCTACGCCCGTTATAGTCCGTCCACGGTGTCACCATCAGTTTGTGCAGGTGTCCGGTTACAAATGATTTCCCTGAGCGCAAAGTGTTGTTATAAACCGCGTGTTGGCCGTTAGCCCATCGATGTTTGACAACCACATCTTTATTGATGTCCACTCGCCACCCCGTATGCCAGCCTGGGAAGTACGAAAACAAGTCGGTGAACTCAGATAACTCTGGTGCATTTTGGGCCGCAAAATTAAAGAGACGTATATCGTGATTACCGTAAGTCCAAAATTTGATTGCGTTTTTAGA